TAGTGTTGAATCAGCAGACAAGTTAAGAGGAGCAAGAAGACACACCCTATATGTAAACGAAGCTAACAACATACCTTACGAAGCATACAACCAATTAGCAATAAGAACATCTGGAGATATATGGATTGACTTTAACCCAACCTCATCATTCTGGGCGCATACAGAACTGCAAGGCAAAGAAGATGCAGACTTTATAAAGCTAACGTATTTAGACAATGAAGCATTACCAGACACAATTATAAAAGACATAGAGAAAGCTAAAGACAAAGCAAAGACATCTACCTATTGGAATAACTGGTGGAATGTATATGGACTTGGAGAGATAGGAAGTTTAGAAGGTGCTTGTATAAAAGATTGGAAGCCTATTGACTTACCAAACGAAGCAAGACTACTTTGTTACGGAATGGATTTTGGTTATACTAATGACCCTTCTACTTTAATAGCACTTTACAAATACAACAACTCATATATCTTTGATGAGGTCATATACCAAAAAGGATTACTTAATAGTCAGATAAGCAACTTACTTAAAACACACGAAGCAAAAGAAATCATATATGCAGATTCAGCAGAACCTAAAAGTATTGCAGAGTTGTCAAGCTATGGTCATTTAATAATGCCAGTAAAGAAAGGTAAAGACTCAATAGTGTATGGTATCAACCTCATCAATCAAAATGAAATCTATATAACTAATAGAAGTCATAACTTAATTAAAGAACTACAGAACTACATTTGGTTAAAGAACAAAGAAGGAGAAACACTTAACAAACCAATAGATGCTTTTAACCATTGTATAGATGCGATGAGGTATGCTATCACTTCACAATTAGAGAATCCTAATAAGGGTCAATATTACATTTACTAAAAAAAGTTATTAATAATTTTGTTTATAAGTTAAATAGTTATATATTGCAGTATAATTAATAACTAAAAACAAAACAAAATGAAAACTAAATGGCAACAAAAAGAGCAAATTCAAAAGCTCATCAGACAAATCAATTGGAGAATTACAACTCTACAAACATTAAAAGGTGGTACTTTAATAATGAATAATAAAGTATTTAGATTAATGTTAGATGAACATCCAGAATTAAGAAATGAGTGGGATATTCTACAAGGTAGAAAAAACACACTTAAAAGGTTATTATGGAAATTACCATAAACATATAATTAAAAAACAAAACAATGAAAACAAGACTAATGACAAACAAACAAAGTGATTCTTTTAGATTAGACATTATTACTAAAGATAATGAAATTGAAAGCCATTATTTTAAAACAGAAAAAGAAGCAAAAGACTTTCAGAAATTTACAGGATATTTAAATCAATAACAGCGCATGTACGCTCATTAAAAACAAAACAATGAAAAAACTAAAACACTACTTAACATTAACATTATTCTCATTTGTATTATTAATAGCAAGTGTAGTATTATTATCGCTTGAATCTATTATACATAACTTAATATTTTAGATATGATAGAGGTAAAACAAAACGAAGTAATAGTAACAAAAAACAACACAACAAAAGTATATACACTAAAAGAATACACAGATACTATTTACTATAGAAAACTATATACAAGAATATATCAAATAATTTGTTTATTATCTACACTATTTATTCCAGCAATAATGATTAACTTGTTTAAATGACAAGAAACGTTAGAGATGCTATTAGTTGGTGTTTAAAGAATGACATCAAGGTAATAGTAAAACCAATAACAAGAACAAGAAGACCAGAGGTTAAATTAGAGATACATAGAGAAGGAAGAATACAAATCGGAAACGAAACATACAGACAAGACAAAAAGTTAGGAGATAAGATACAAGAGTTATACTTATACCTACATAAGACATTAAGATAATTTTTAGTTGATAGTTAGATAAAAGAGGGTTGCTTTATACAAAGTAATCCTTTTTTTGTTTTATAAAAAACACTTTATGCAAATAGAAGTTTCTATACCAAGTACACTTAAGGAAGTCAAGTTAAAAGACTATCAAGACTTCTTACTTATAGAGAATCCAAGTAATGATGATTTACTTAAACGCATCCTCAACATAAACACAAAAGAGCTTGGTAAGATTAAAGACAAAGATGTAGATTACTTAATCAATCACATCAATAAACTATTTGACCAAGAACACAAATACATCCCTACGTTTAATTTAAATGGTGTTTCTTATGGTTTTATACCAAACCTTGATGAAATTACCTATGGAGAAAATAAAGACGTTACAAGCTATATAAATGAATGGGGTAATATGCATAAGGCAATGGCTGTATTATTCAGACCACTTAAACAAAAGCAAGGACACAAGTATTTAATAGAAGAATATGAAGGAAGCCACAAGTACAGCGAGGTAATGAAAGAGATGCCATTAAGTGTTGTATTAGGTGCTATGGTTTTTTTTTACAATTTAACCAACGAATTGCTGAACTATATACCGAACTATTTGGAGAAGGAAGTAACGAAGGAACAGACCAAAGGTCAAATTTCTCCAGAAAATGGGGAAGCTATTCAGAACTATATACACTTGCTAAAGGAGACATTACAAGATTTAAAGAAGTTGCAAAGCTTCCATTACACCAGTGTTTAATGTACTTGGCATTTGAAAAAGAAAAAGCAGAATTAGAAACAAGAATGATAAAACGTAAATCACAATAATATGCAAGGATTTTATAACCTATCCGAAAAAATAAGACAAACACTTCAATTAGATGACTTTGTCAATACAGTAACCTATGGCGACATATACGATGTAGACTTAAACAAACAGACTATATTTCCGTTATCACAATTTATGATTAATAGCGCAACTATGCAAGGCAATGTATGGAACTTTAGTTTATCGTTATTATGTATGGATATAGTAGATGAGAGCAAAAACTTTGCAGAGGGAATACCACAAGAGTTTAGAGGTAACAACAACGAACAAGATGTATTTAACACACAACTTGCTGTAGCTAATAGATTACTTGAGTTACTATTAAGAGGGGATTTATATGTAAACAAATATCAATTAGATGGAAACCCTACGTTAGAACCTTTTGTAGATAGATTTGAAAATAAGTTAGCTGGATGGACTGTTACGTTTAATGTACTAATACCTAACGATATGACAATATGCTAAAGAACTTACAAACAGAGTTACAAGCTTTTGGTAAGTATGTAGTACAACAATCAAGGTCTAATCTTACTAAACAAAAACACAATGTAACTAAAGACTTATATAATAGTATTCATTACAAGTTAGATGAAAAGAATGGCAACTTTGATTTAGCTTTTATAATGGATGAGTACGGAACATTTTTAGATAAAGGTGTTAAAGGTGCAGACCCAAGTTTAGTAAAAAACGGAAAACAAAAAGGTGGCAATAGTCCTTATAGTTTTAAATCTAAAAGACCACCAATGCAACCATTAGCTGATTGGGCAAAAAAAAGAAACATAAGATTAAGAGATAAAGAAGGGAAGTTTAAAAAGGGTAATTATAGAACTATAGGGTTTATATTACAACGAAGCATATTTGCACAAGGTATAAAACCAAGTATGTTTTTTACTAAACCATTTTTAGCAGCCTTTGATAGATATCCTCAACTACTAACTAAAGCATTTGCACAAGACATAATAGACATATTAAAAGACAACAACAATGAGTAAAATAAACGTAAGAAGTCCTTACTTCATAAACTTAAATACTACTAACCTAACAAGTGCTACACTTGAGTTAAGAATATACATAGGAGGTGTTGAGACTACTTGGCAAGGAAGCCCACAATACACTTTAACTTCTACAGCTATAAACGAACACATAAACTTTGAGATAGCAGAGTTAATAAAAGATTACATACCAGCAGCATTTAGTGGAACATACCCTAACTCACTTTTAGCAGCAGATGATTATACTACAGTGTATGTAGATTATAGAACTACAGAAACTATAACAGGTAGTAGCGATGTTGTTACAACTGTTTTAGGGGAAAGAGCATTTTACGGATATGGATATTTTGAAGAAGGTGCAAACCCTCAACTACTACAAGGTTACTTACAATCAAACACAACAATACTTAAATCAGATGATGATGCTTTAAGAATACCTGTAGATAATGAAAACACAACCTCTGTTGCATTTTTAAACAAAGGAGCGCAGATATATGTTTGGACTCCTACTTCGGGATTAAAAATACAAGACCAGATTGCATACGTAAGTACAGCTTCTGCTGATGTAGAT